CGGATGCTCCAGGCATCCTAGTCTTGGGCCATCCATGGCCCGCTTAGTGTACAAGGAGGTAAATTTAAAAAGGGACCGGTTAAGGTCCCTTAGTATTAGCCAGCCTCGCCTGGTGTAGGCGGGGGAGTCTCTGGCTGATTTGTTACCACGACCTCTACAGGTTGTGGTGTTTCTGGGGCTTTTGCTAAACCCCAGTCTATAAGTTGTTGTTGATTATCGCCATTATGGATAAAATCCATAAATTTGGCAGGATTGTTATCGAATTGTTTGCGTATCTCTGATGGTACGCTTGAGAATGAATCCTTAGCCTTCAGGATCATGTTCATTGTTTCCTGGAAGTCATTATTTGGGTTTTCGTCATATTTGAATTGCTGCAATGCAGCAGTTTTGGCAATGAGATCCATGCCATGTCGTTTGACGATATTATTAATATTAACTTCGTCTTTATGAGATTGTTCGACTCGTATTACCTCGTCGTCTGGAATTGTTAGTTGTACACGTTTGCGAATTACTTCGCCTTTTTCGTTTGTTTTATAAAATGACATTATCTTGGCCCTCTTGATCCAAATTGGTTCTGGTGTCTATTTTGCATTTGTTCTGCATATGGAGTTAGTTGTATTCCTGGTGTATTTCTAATTTCTTTTGCCTTTGCCTGTGCTTTTCCTGTTAATTGATCGCCAATTTTTTGTAGTGTGTTATTTACATCATTAACTTTTTCAGCTGAATTACTGAGGAATCCTGATACCGCGGGTGCCATATCTTTAGCCCATGATTTGAATCCTGTGTATACATCCTGAGCGTCCTTTGCTACTTCTGCTGCTGGGCCTTTTATATCTATGTTTTGTGCTGTACTCGCTGTGTCTGTTACTGTTTTCCTGACATTAGCGAATTTTTGAGCTATATCCATTGCTGAATTTGCACCTGATAATGCACCGGCAATTTTATTCTGCATTGTTGCTCCATGTGCATTAGCTTTGGCTGTTGCGGGTTGAGATCCTGCGCCTGCGGCTCCTGCGGGAGATGATGCATCGAATTTACCTGCTAGTATTGGATTAATGCCCGATTGTTTTAAATCTTGCATTCTTCTCTGTACTGCTGTTGATGACATACGTTCTTGGAACCCTAATTGTCTATATATCTGTTCATTTTGCCATGATCTTAATTTTTCTGCCTCCGTCATTGAGAAATTACGGGCTTTTCCCGCTTCTTCTGCTTCAAACACGTTTCTTGCAGATGCTATTTCTTTGTTAGCTTCGTTTGTTTCTCTTGTTCCTGCATAACCGGCTACGCCTCCTATTGCCGGTCCTAAAAATGGTACCACAGCTCCAATTCCTGCTGTTTCAAGTACGTTATCTAATGCCATTTTTTTCTCCTAGAAATGATCTATCATACCTGGTACACCGAATGTTGGCATAGGACGGGCGCATTTAAGGTTAATGTAAGTATCTACTATAAAATGTGGTTCTGCGGCTACCTGTATACATCTGTCTATTGGTGGATCTTCCTGTATAAATGTTTCACCTAGTGTCGGTAATGTTGCGAAGTCCTGTGACAAATGCCATGCATCTAGTGAACCCGTTGCGTCTGACTGAAATAGTCCTGATATTTGAGACGGTTTATATCGATATTCGGCGTATCTTTCCTGATAAGCAAATACAAGTTCGTCGTTTGCTGATCCATCGCAGTATATTTCCTTGTTAAGAATTTCTTGCTCGCCAAGATGTGCGAGAGATGGCCAATATATATCGTACCTAGTTGATTTTGATAATTCACGACGTAATCCTTTTTGGTATGTTAAGTCAGCACGAACTGACATTAAACCCATGACTATTCCATGCTCTACGAATGATTTAGAGAATCCATGACCTGATACTGATGCTGTACCAATGGCGGCCAGATCACCTACACCTGTTGCTGAACCATCTGTTGTTCCTGCTTGTTGTGTTATGGGAGATATATTAATAGGAGAAGAACCGCCACCGAGATATTCAGGGCGATAGCTAACATCATAGAAATTAACACCAAAGTGATTTCGAACCAGTTCACTGTATCGAGTACCTCCTCGTGCGTCACGTTCTAAAAGTTTTTGTACCTGGAATGCTTCACGTAAATCGTTAATTGTTGCTGCTGTTGCAGTAGTTAAGTCAACTTCTAAGCCTGTTAGTGTTTCATCTGTAATACTACCCCATCGTAATGCACCTCCGGCATTCCAGTTTGTTGCGACTATATCTCTATCTGAACCGACGCCAGATAGTTGTTGTTCTTGAGGTGTTCCTCCTGGTTTATGTATATATGGTGAGGTTCCATCTGATTGGATTATAGCTGTTGTACCTAGTGGTAATGATACTGCGTCGCCTTTTTGTGGCCAGGGTAATGCAGATGTGAAATAGTCGTGTCGTTTTCCACGTCTTTGTAATAATACTTGTTCTGTAGCTGAACCAGTTAGATCTGGACCATCATCAGTTACTAAGTTAGTTGAATCGATTAGGTTTTGATCGCGAAACCATTCTGAAAATATTCGACTATATGCTCTTACTGGTAAAGCGCTGATATCTACATCATCAGGAGCTATTCCATGTGGAACACCAATATAATTTAATAATGCACCAATTCTGCCGGCAGTGGTAGTTAAGTTTGCTGCACCATCTGACGTAGTCGTTCCACCCATAATTGGTACTTGATAATCTATTGAGTCACCTGGGTCAGTTTGTTCACCAAAGAATTTTTTACTATTATCCCAAAGTAGTCGTGTTGGTACGAAGAAGAAGTGTGTATCGATGAACATATTGTCCATGATCGGGAATAGTGGTGTTGCTAGTCGTGCAAATGCTGTTGTATTTAAGTTGAATGTATCGCCTGGTAGTACATCGTCCCAATAGAAAGGTACGAGCCATCCTGCGTCCATTGTGAATTTATGACCATGTGATCGGTCAAATTGTGAGCGTGGTGCCTGTACTGATGGTGCCTGGCTAAAGTTATGGGTCATTACTGATTGCATGTTTTTTCCTCTAATAAATGAGCCGGGGAATAACCCCCGGCTTTATAAGTTAGATACCGCTTTGTTTTTTTAATGCTTCGTGTTTTGCCAGATCATCTAGCTGTTGTTGTTCTGAAATTGAGGTGACATTATTTGTCTTTATCTCAAATCCTGCACGTAATTTTTTCGGGTTTTTATCGGCTGTAATTGAGCCTGAATTATCGTCGAATCCACCGATATGATAAAGAGTGTAATCGTCTTTGTTTTTGTTATCTTCTACTGATTGAGAAAATGCGCGTATTGCTGATGCGTCATTAATATCAGAGAAGGGTTTATTGAATACTTCTGCGACGTTATCGTAGATTGAATATAGGTTTAAGAACATTATAGACTCCTTTTGAGTTGTTTAAATTGGGCCTTCTTTACTGTTTCT